CGGAGAAGGTTCGGCGGGATCGGGAGCTGGAAGGCCGGCCTTGTCTCACGGTCAACAAGCTGGCGTCGATGGGTCGGCAGGTTGTCAACGAGGCCCGCAAGAACAAGCCTGGGATCACCATTCACCCGGTCGATGATGGGTCAGATCCAGACACGGCTGAGGTCTTCAACGGCATCATCCGCAACATCGAACAGTCTTCCAACGCTGAGGTCGCTTACGATACGGCGCTCGAGAGCGCGGTCTTCGGTGGCTTTGGCTATTGGCGGATCAACACCCAATACGCCAGCGATGACACCTTCGATCAGGACATCGTCATTGAGCGCATCAGCAACACGCTGTCGGTAGTCCCTGATTGCTACAGCCAGTCGGCGGATTCGTCGGACTGGAACTTCTGCTTCGTCACCGAGAATATCACCAAGCGGGAGTTCAAGAAGCGGTTCCCGGACGCTGAACAGGTGGACTTCAAGTCCGACGCCTGGAAGAAGGCGGGCTCCCCCTGGATCGACGGCGACATGATCCAGATCGCGGAATATTGGGTCCGCAAGAAGGACAAGCGCAAAATCGTCATGCTGACCGATGGTCGCGTGATGGATGCTGAGGAGTTTGAGGAGAACATCGAGGTCTTCTCCGCTCAAGGCGCTGAGGTTCAGGCTGAACGGGAAGTCGAGTCCCACAAGGTCACGCAATACATGATCTCNGGCGCGGAAGTGCTTGAGACCATCGAATGGGCCGGGGTCTATATCCCGATCATCCCTGTCTATGGGTCCGAGGTCACGCTGGAAGGCAAGCGGGTGTTTCGCTCGCTGATCCGTGGCGCCAAAGACGCCCAGCAGATGTTCAACTACTGGCGGACCACTTCAACCGAACTGGTTGCGATGGCCCCCAAGGCTCCGTTCATCGGTCGCAAGGGTGCGTTTGAGACGGACGCCCAGAAGTGGGCCACGGCGAACACGCAGAGCTGGTCCCACATCGAGTACGACGGGCCGGAAGCGCCGCAACGTCAGGGTTTCAGCGGTGTCCCTGCCGGCGCCCTTCAGGAAGCCCTGAACGCCTCTGACGACATTAAGTCCGTCCTTGGCATGTACGACGCCAGCATCGGCGCTCGGTCTAACGAAACGTCCGGCAAGGCTATCGTGGCTCGCCAGATGGAGTCCGACACGGCGACGTTCCACTTCATCGACAACCTGTCGCGGGCCATTCGTCACTCTGGCCGCATCCTGATCGACTTGATCCCCAAGGTTTACTCTGTCCCTCGTGTGGTCCGCATCCTCGGCAAGGATGGCGAGCCTGACATGAAGCAAATCAACGCGCCGACGATGGTGGAGGAGAAAGACCCGAAAACCGGCGAGGTCCAGGAGATTGAGAAAATCTACGAACTGGGCGCCGGTCGCTATGATCTGACCGTCTCGGCTGGCCCGTCCTTCGCCTCGCAGCGTCAGGAAGCCGCAAGCCAGATGATCAACCTCATTCAGGCCTATCCTGATGCTGCTCCGGTGATTGGTGACCTTCTGGTCAAGAACCTTGACTGGCCGGGCGCTGATGAGATTGCCGAACGGCTTAAGGCCGCGATGGGTCCGGCTGCTGGTGGTGACCAAGCCCAGAACCCGCAACTGCAAGAGGCTGGCGCAATCGTCCAGCAGCAGGCGCAAGCCATTTCACAGCTTCGGCAGGAACTGCAGGCCGCACAGCAAGACAAGTCCCTGGAACAGCAGAAGCTCCAGATTCAAGCCTTTGAGGCCGAGACAAAGCGGATGACCGCCATGTCAAAGCCCTCATCCCTTCCGGGGGTCTAAAGCCCGGTTGTTCTGGCCCGTCGTGATGACGCGCCTTTCCCATAGATGGAACCTACCTTGGAAAACGAAGACGCGACCAATCTGGCCGACGTTGAGAACGATGATGTTCTCGACCAGGCGGAAGTCGCTGATGATCAGATCAGCGAAGACGACCTCGACACGTCCGAAGAAGCCGAAGACGGCCAGCCGGAGGATGATACCGAGGAGATCGACCACGACGGGAAGAAGTACAAAGTTCCCAAGGATCTGAAGGACTCGTTCCTCAGGCAGGCCGACTACACCGTCAAGACGCAGGCACTGGCGGAAGATCGCAAGGCACTGGCCGCTCGGGCAACCGAGATCGCCCAGCAAGCCGAGGTTCTTCAGGCTACAGCCAGCCAACGGGCAAACCTCGCGCTGATCGACCAACAGCTCGAGACCTTCCGGCAAACCGACTGGAGCCAATACGACCCCCAGTCGGTCGCCCAATACACTCTCCAATGGCAGCAACTCCGCGATGCGAAGGCTGACATCGAGGGCTCTATCTCCCAGGCGGAACAGCAACTGAAGGCGCAAAGCGAGCGGTTTACCGCCAACGCAGTCGCCCAAGCAGAAAAAATTCTGGCGCAAGAGATTCCAAACTGGGGCCAAGAGGTGATCCAGAAAACCGTGGAGGCTGGCAGCAGCTTTGGCTTCACGGCGCAGGAGATCCACGCATCCCTGGTTGGCGAGGATGGTTCGCCCGACACGCGGTCATTCAAGGTGTTGACGGAGCTTAGCCGCCTTCGGGCAGTCGAAGCCGAGTTCAACGCCCTCAAAGCCAAACAAACATCAACCGCCCAAGCCTCCAAGCTGGCGGCTGTCAAACCCGCTGCAACAGTCGGCGGACGGACCAACGGCTACAAGCCCGGCCTCGATGACAGCCTTCCTGCGGATGAATGGATGCGGCGCCGCAACGCTCAAATCGCCAAGGCGAGAGGGCGTTAACCCCCACATCAGCCCGTCGTGAGACGCGCTATCTCATTGAAAGAACGGCACAATGCCCAATACGTTGCTGACTCCCACGAAGGTGACCCGCGAGGCCCTTCGTATCCTCCACCAAAAGCTGAACTTCGTTGGCTCGATCAACCGCGCTTATGACGACAGCTTCGCCAAGGACGGCGCCAAGATCGGTGACACCCTCAAGGTTCGCCTGCCCAACCAGTATGTGGTCCGCACCGGTGCCACGCTCTCGGCCCAAGACACCACGGAATCGAGCGTTTCTCTCCAGGTCGCGACCCAGAAGGGCGTTGATCTGAACTTCACCTCGACCGACCTCACCCTGTCCCTGGACGACTTCTCCTCGCGCATCCTCGACCCTGCCATGTCGGTTCTGGCTGCGAACATCGAATACGACGCCATGTCCATGTACAAGGATGTGTACCAATCGGTGTGGAACGGCGGCAACTCCGCTACGCTTGCCAAGGTTCTCGCCGGGCGCAAGATCCTGCAGGACTCCCTGACCCCCCTTAACGACCGCTCTGCGAACCTGAACACTCAGGACAACGTGGACCTGGTCGATGCTCTGAAGGGCCTGTTCAACGATCAGACCAGCCTCTCCAAGCAGTACAAGGAAGGCTACATGGGCCGGACGGCTGGCTTCGACTTCATGGAGAACACCATGTGGCCGGCGCACAACCGTTCTGGCGCCAACGCAGCTTACCTGACCAACGCCGTGACTGCCCAGACCGGTTCGTCCCTGATCGTGGACACCGGCGCGACTGCTCCTTCGGCTGGTGACGTGTTCACCATCGCGGGCGTCTTCAAGGTGCACCCTGAGACCAAGGTCTCCACGGGCATCCTGCAGCAGTTCGTCGTCGGCACGGGCGCCACTACGACCCTCTGGCCGATCTCCCCCGCCATCGTGGCGTCGGGCGCTCTGCAGAACGTGTCCAACGGCGCGGCTGACAACTCGGCCATCACCGTCCTCGGCACCGCCTCGACGGCCGTTGGCACCTCTCTGATGTACCAGAAGGACGCCTTCACCTTCGCCACCGCCGACATGGTCATGCCCAAGGGCGTGGACTTCGCCGCCCGGGAAGTCATGGACGGCATCTCCATGCGGATCGTGCGCCAGTACGACATCACCAACGACAAGTTCCCTTGCCGTCTCGATGTCCTCTACGGCTACAAGACCATCCGCCCGCAACTCGCGGTTCGTCTCCACAACAACTGATGAGCCTGGGGGCTGGGTAACACCGGCCCCCCTTCTCTCGCCTGTTTGAAAGGAAACGACATGGGCGCGACTATGAATGAAGACCGCTGGTCGGTCATTTCTTTTACCTTTAACCCCGCTTCGGTCGCCGCCAACACTTCGGCAGAGCAAACTGTGACGGTCCTCGGCCTGAAGGTCGGTGACTATATCGCAGACGTGACCAAGCCGACCCTGAACGCCGGACTTGGCATTGTGAACAGCCGCGTGAGCGCCGCTGACACGCTCGCCATTCAGTTCATGAACAACACCGCCGCCCCCATCGACGCCGCGTCTGAGGTCTATTCCTGCCTTGTGATGCGACCCGAGAAGGTCACTTCCGGCGTGTTCAACCCGTAACTTGTGGGCCGGGCTTCGGCTCGGCCTTCTTTCCACACACGAGGCTCGAAATGGGCAAAGCAACTCCCGCTGTTGACGGCGGTCTGAGGCAAATCGCGATTGCCGACACGGCGGGGCCGTATCGCATT